GCATTTGATTCAAGCTACGCTGCTACATACTGGCCTTGGTTACAAACTATCGATCCTAACAACGGTGAGGCAGTTTGGGTACCAGCTTCAACAATGTTGCCAGGTGTATATGCATTTACAGATGCTTCAAGTGATCCATGGTTCGCACCAGCAGGTATTACAAGAGGTGGATTAGGTCAAGTAATCAGAGCTGAAAGAAAATTAACAGCTTCTAACAGAGATGATCTATATGAAGCAAATGTTAACCCAATTGCAACATTCCCTGGAACTGGAGTAACAGTATTTGGTCAGAAAACACTTCAGAAACGTGCTTCTGCACTTGATCGTGTAAACGTAAGAAGATTGTTGATCGCTCTTAAGAGCTATATCGGCCAAGTAGCAGATGGATTGGTATTTGAACAAAATACAGCCGCTACTAGAAATAACTTCTTAAGCCAAGTTAATCCATACTTAGAATCTGTACAACAAAGACAAGGATTGTACGCATTCAAAGTGGTAATGGATGAAACCAATAACGGACCTGATGTGGTAGATAGAAACGAGCTAGTAGGTCAAATATTCCTACAACCAACTCGTACTGCTGAATTCATTATATTGGATTTCAACGTATTGCCAACTGGTGCTACTTTCCCAGCATAAGGAATTAAAATTTAGATATTTATAATAAAATAAAGCACATATAAAATGGCAATATTAGATCCAAACGAAATATTCTTCACAGCTTTTGAACCAAAGCAGGCGAATAGATTTATAATGTATATAGATGGTGTTCCCTCCTATACCGTAAAAGGTATGGGAGCGGTATCACTAACTCAAGGGGTAGTAGCTCTTAACCACATCAACGTTCGTAGAATGGTTAAAGGCAAAACCATTTGGAACACAATCCAGTTTACCCTATTTGATCCAATCACTCCTTCTGGTGCACAAGCAGTAATGGAGTGGGTTAGATTGCACCACGAATCTGTAACTGGTAGAGATGGATACTCTGATTTCTACAAGAAAGACTTAACATTCAACGTGTTGGGTCCAGTTGGAGATGTAGTATCTGAGTGGATTATCAAGGGTGCTTTAATTACTGAAGCTAACTTTGGTGAATATAGCTGGGATACTGAAGGTACTGCAATAAACATCACAATGACGGTTCAACCTGATTATTGCGTACTTAACTTCTAATTAAATTTTTTATATAAATTTTTTAATTATTTTAAGAAAAATAGCTTGGATTCGTCCAAGCTTTTTTTTATGTTCATATGTATAATGGAACAAAAGTTATTTTAAAACAAGTATATGGCTGAATTTAAGTTACCTACCGAAACAATCGAACTACCTTCTAAAGGTTTACTCTACGCTTCCGACAATCCTCTTTCTAGTGGTACTATCGAAATGAAGTACATGACCGCTAAGGAGGAAGATATTTTAACTAACCAATCCTACATTCAAAGCGGAACAGTATTGGACAAATTGCTCCAATCGCTAATTGTTACCAAAATTAGCTACGATGATTTGCTAATTGGAGACAAAAATGCAATTATGATTGCCGCCCGTATTTTAGGATATGGTAAAGATTATAAATTTATCTATAGAGGTGAAGAAGAAACAGTAGACTTAACCAAAATAGAAAATGCTCCTTTACACGAGGAAGTACAAAAAGCTAAATCAAATGAATTTGCTTTTACACTCCCAAATTCAGGCAACATAGTTACATTCAAATTGTTAACTCACGGTGATGAGAAAAAAATAGAGCAGGAACTTAAAGGATTAAGTAAAATCAACAAGAACAATTCCTCTAATATCACTACACGATTAAAATACCAAATTCTTTCTATTAATGGGGAATCCGAAAAACCTAAGATACGAGAATTTGTAGACAACTATCTCCTAGCTCAGGATTCAAGAGCATTAAGAGAAAGAATAAAAGAATTAAGCCCGGATGTTGACTTAACTTTTTTTCCCGAAAATGGGGACAACCGAGTTGATATCCCAGTCGGGCTTAGCTTTTTTTGGCCTGACCTCTAATACCGCGGCCGAATTTAGATTAGCAGTATTTAAACAGATCCATGAAATCGTATTCCACGGACAAGGTGGATACGATTGGGATACTGTCTACAATATGCCGTTATGGCTCCGTAGATTTACGTTTAACGAAATTCGCACGTACTATGAACAGCAGAATGAATCTGCTCAAAAATCCCAATCATCTAACACAAAAAGCTTAGTTAATTCCGATGGTACTATAAACACACCCGAGTTTATGAAAGCATCCAAAGAATATAAAGGTAAAACAAATTATAAATAACAATATTTATAACATATACCTCAATATAGATGGCGAGTCAAGAAGAATTAAATAGACAAAGTGAAATTAATGATGCTCTTGAAAAACGAGTATCTTTGGAAAGAGAATTAAATGATGTACTGTCTCGCAGAATAGGAATTGATAGTCAAAATGTAATTGCTCAACAAGACATAGGAAATACTCTTGCTGAACAATTAAAGCATTTAAAAGGTCATAATCAAGAAAAAAGATCTATTCGTAGTATCACTACCCAACTAAATAATTTATCTAGAGAAGCATATAGTATAGGGGTAGAAACTTTAGGAAATGATAAAGAAAGAAATAAAGTTTTAAAACAAATTTCCGAAGCTGAATCCAACATTAGAGTTTTAAGTCTCCAAAAAGCCCAATTTGCAAAAGAAGCCAAAAATGCTACAGGAGAAGAAAAAAGATTATTACAAGCTATAGTCAGTTCTCTTGAAGATCAAGTTCAAGAAGCTACAGACCTCAAATTACAATTAAAAGAAATAGTAAATCTATCAGGAAAAGTATCTGATAATTTTGGAGTAAAAACATTTGGGGCTTTATCTGATATAACCAAATCAATCCCAGGATTAAGTAGATTTTCTGAACCTTTCCAAAAAGCAGCTGAAGCATCCAAAGATGTAGCTATTCAAAACGCAAAAGCTCAAGATTTAGCAAAATTAGGAAGCAAAATTAAACGAGAGGATGTTGTAAGGTTAGGATTAGAAAATAAATTAATCGATAAAAACGGAAAAGTTTTAACAGGTAATGCTGCTCAACTTAAAGCACAACAACTAGGTTTATTAAAAACTAATAGTACTATGTTAGCTGGATTTAAAGCTTTAGGTCCTGCTATACAAGGAGCATTAGCTCCCCTAGCGGTATTAAAAATGTTGACTGATGCTTTAATCCAAGCAGATAAAGAAACTACTGAACTTCAAAAATCTATGGCTCTCACCAAAGGTGAAGCTGTAGGATTTAGAATGGGGTTAACTGAAGCAGCTAATCAATCTGGTAATATAAACATAACAGCTACTAAATTATTAAAAACATTTGGTGACTTAAACAAACAATTTGGTTTTATAACTAACTTTTCAACTGAAACTTTAGTTACAACTGCTAAATTAACAGAGGTAGTAGGAGTTAGTTCCCAATCTGCAGGTAATTTAGCAGCAGCCTCTGAACGTACTGGAACAAGTTTTGAATCTAATTATAAAAATGTTTTATCAACTAGCTATGAACTCCAAAGACAATCTGGAGTTCAAATGGACTTGAGAGACATTTTAGATCAAACTGGTAAAATAACAGGTACAGTTAGAGCTAATCTAGGCGCTAATCCTTCTTTAATGGCAGCTGCTGTTACCCAAGCTAAATTATTTGGTGCTTCTTTAGAACAAGTAGCAGCTGCTGGAAAAACAATGCTTGATTTTGAATCTTCTATTACTGCAGAACTAGAAGCAGAATTATTATTAGGTAAAGATATAAACCTTGAAAGAGCAAGAGCAGCTGCCTTAGCAGGTGATCAAGTTACTTTAGCACAAGAATTACAAAGAGAAGCTGGAACTTTCTCCGACTTTACTAAAATGAATGTAATACAGCAGGAAGCTCTAGCTAAAGCTATGGGTATGACCTCAGATCAATTAGCTGATATTTTATTCCAACAAGAAATACAAGGTAAAACAGCTAAAGAATTAAGGGCATTGGGTAAAGATGAGCTAGCTGATAGATTAGAAGCTCAAGATCTTCAAACCAAATTCAATGCTACAGTAACAAAATTACAAGCTATTTTTGTAGATGTAGCTACAGCATTTACTCCTATATTGGAAATATTAGGTAAAGTTTTTAGTTTAATAGGAAAAATTATAGCATTTTTAGACCCTGTAATGGGAACTTTAACCGGTATTGCAGTAGGTGCAGCTACTGGAGGAATTCCTGGAGCTATAATTGGGGGGGCTATTGGAGCAGTAGGAGATATTAGTAAAGCAACATCAACTATGGATGATGGAGTTATACCTACAGGCTATGGGGAAACTATAATTAAAAAAGGTAAAGATACTATTGCATTAAATAATAATGATCAAATGGCAATAGTAGCCGGAACTAATTTAACACAAAATTCTTCTGCTAACACACAAAATTCTTCTGCTAATGAAGGTATTTTAACTGAATCTAAACGTATGAATATGCTTTTAGAAAGAATAGCAAGTCAACCACCAAGTTTTAAAATTGATGGAGACGAATTTTATACATCTACATCTAAATATAGATTTGAAATTCAATAATATTTAATATTTATAATAAATTTAAACCCCATACAAAATGGCACTATTAGATAAATTACAAAAAGATGGTACTATATTAACTCCTTTAAGAGGTACTAGACCAACTGCTACTTTGGTAAAAGATGTAATTCAGGTAAATGATACTTTCTCTAAAGGACAATACCAGAATTATGTTGTTAACACCCCAAGAGCCCAAGACCTTACAGGTAACAAGTAATATTAAATGGCGTTAATAAGTCAAAGAACCAACCTTAAATCTTTACGATACGGACAAGATAGAGTAGGTGGGGGGAGCAGTAATCAACCTTACATTAAAAGTAAAATTCCCGACAACTCTTCTAGTTTAGACCGTAGCGGGGGAATTGATTTCCTTTTACGAGGTGGAACATTAGCCCCTTCTAGAGCAATTCAAGACGTATCTAGATTAACTAAAATGTTTTTTGACTTTAAGTCTCCAAACGGAGTACTTTTTACAGCTAAACAAAACTTACTTTCTAGAACAGGTGTAAAAACCCAAGCTAGTGGTATTTTAAATGAAGGTGTATACTTACCCACCTCCACTATTTTACAAGCAGGAGGTGATGCTTTTGGTACCCACTTATTAAAACAAGGAATAAACCCATTTAGAAATACCTCCCCAGATAATGGAACAGGTAGTTTATTTGGATTACGAGATCCTTTAGGTTTGCCTGTATATGCACAAGTTGTCAAAAATAATCAGGCTAAAAAAGATAATAGATTAGTTCAATTAGCAAATAAAAAACTTGGTATATCTGTTGATGACACATCCAGTATCCCAACATCTTTTTCTCCTATAGGATCAATTATAAGTGTAGCTTCTAGTATCTTATCTACTTCACCTTCAATTTCCTCCTCCCCAACCGAAATTTTAAAATATGGGGGTGGACCTGGTTCTATACTGGGAGTAGGAAAAACTGTTATAGAAAGATATAGTTTTACAGATGAAGGTAAAACTAAAGCTGAAACTGCACTTAAATCTTCAAAAAACTTATATGGTAAAACCTTTTTTCCAAACATAACACCTTCCCAAACTATTTTAGGAGGGGTTTTTGCTCTTGGAAATGCTTACCGTTCAAATTTATACACTAATACAAATAGTGGTTTAGATTTCGATAAAGTAGGAAATGAGATTTTTAAAGGTAAATATTATGTTTTAGATTCTTCAACTGTATTTAAGAAAACAAAAGCTGATCTCTCTTCAGAAAACACAAATATAAGTGATTTCAGAACAGAAATCCCATCTACACAAATATTTGCAGGAGGAAAAAAGAATATATTATCTGCGGCCCCAAATTATAAAACTAAAAACATTGAAAACCGAGTTAATCTAGGTGACCCAGGTAGAAGAAATAAAGATGTTTCCAGTTATACTAAAGGATTAGGTACAAAAGATTCAAGAGATTTAATCAATGCTCATCCCTTGTATAAATCTGATAAAGCAAATCATAGTGGGGATAGAAATGATTTAGTTAAATTTAGTATAGGAATAATAGATAACAATAATCCTAGCTTAAGAACATATGTTCATTTCCGTGCATTTTTGGATTCAATGGATGATAACTATACTGCGGAATGGGGTGATTTTAGATACATGGGTAGGGGTGAAAAATTCTATAGATATTATGGGTTTACTCGTACTGTAAATTTAGCATGGACAGTAGCAGCCCAATCTAAAGAAGAATTAATACCAATGTACCAAAAGCTAAACTTTTTAGCTTCATCTTTAGCACCCGATTACTCAGCTAATGGGTACATGAGAGGCAATTTAGCTGTACTTACAGTAGGAGGTTACTTATTTGAACAACCTGGCATTATACAAAGCATAAATTATACAGTTCCAACCGAATCTCCATGGGAAATTGGAATAAGTGATACTGCGGGATTTGATCATACTGTTAAAGAAATGCCTCACATAATTCGAGTAACAGGATTTCAATTTATCCCAATTCATACATTTGTACCTGGTTTACAAGACAATAGATATAGAGGTGTTTACACTGATAAAAATGGTGATACTCTTGATAGAGCAATTAACGAATTTGGACCAGAAAGATTTATAGCTTTATCTAAGGATACAAATCCTTTATCCGATACTACAAACTATAATCCACCTAATGACTATACTTTTGGTGAAGAAGGTATAAAAGTAAACAAACCAGGTTTACCAAATCCTAGCCTACCAAAAATCCCACCTCCAACTTCACTTGCTAGAAGAGGATCAGCGTTTAATGCTGTCCCTGTTCCCGCAAGAAATTCAATTGCTGCCCCACCTGTTCAACCCCCAATTAATACTAATGCTGCTGTAGCAGATATTAGACAGGCTACTCAAGTAAGAAATCTTAGATTTTAATT